CCGCCCAGATCGGATCCGGGATGCCCGACGCCTCGTCGAACACCAGCATCATCCCGTCCATGTTGTGCGTGCCCGCGTAAGCGTCCGGGTTCTCCTCGCTCCACAGCCGGCCCTCGGCCGCCCAGTAACGGGTGCCCTTCTTCAAATCCCGCTCAACGATCTGCGTGAGCCACTGCGCCGGCATGAGCTTCGTTGCCGAAATCTCCCACCAGTGCGAATTGATCAGCATCGCTGACCACTTCGTCAGCTCACCCCACGTCACGCCCCGCAACTGCGCTTCGCTGTTTGCGCTGACCATCACCGTGCTGCCAATCCGCGTCGAGAGCATCCACAGAATCAGCCAACTCACCAGCGCCGATTTCCCGATCCCGCGCCCGCTCGACACCGCCGCCCGCAGGGTGTCCATCTCCACCTGCCCACGGTTCGCCCCGATGTGATCCCTCATCATCCGCAGCACGCGCCGCTGCCACCGCCGCGGACCGTCAAACGCCGCCAACGGCGTGTTCGGCTGCCCCCACGGAAACGCCAACAACACAAACGCTTCGGGGTCGTCCCGAATACGCGGTTCCCACAGGCGCGTCATCAGCGCCTGTTCTTCGCCTGCGGTGTATATCGGCTTCTGCATCAGCGCGTCACACCCGGCAGCGGCCGCGGCGCCGTCCTCGGATACGCCTGTTCAATCTGCCGAACAATCTCACTCCACCGAGCCGGATCCGCGCCAGGCGGCGGATTACTTCTCCAATCGCCCGGCCCCGGCCGACGGCCTACCATACCCATCGCATTCGCCGCCCGCGGCATCCCGCCCATCATCGGGCCCAGCGCCATCAGCGCATTCATTACATTGCGCTCAACCTCGCCAGGAATCCGACCCTGCGCCGCCGGCCCCGCGCCACCACCCGGGATCACTCCAGGCATTCCCGGCGCCACGTTCGCCCCCTGCATCCCACGCGCCCGAGGGTCCATCGCCGACGGCGTCCCGGGCCGCACCAGCGCCTTGTCAGCATTCAGCAAATCCCGCAGGGTCTTATCCGCTCCGAACAGCCGCCGAAAATCCGCCAGTTCCTCCGCCGTCACCACCGCACGCCCGTTAACCACCGGCCTGTCCGGCCTCGGACCCGTGTACCGCGTGGCATACATCGCAGCAGCGTCATCGTTCATTAGGGCATTCGGCATACACAGACTCCTTGGCCGGCAGCGCCGCAGGCGCAATACCAGCGGCGGCGGGCGCGGCTATCTTACCAGCGCGGGCGCTTCCCGTCACCTCCACCGCATCCTCCACATCCACCGCCAACCCTCGCTGCAACCGCCCGTTCGCGGCCTCCAGCGCCGCCACCACACTGATCTGAGTATTCACGTCCACCTGCACATTCGTCTTTGCCACCCAGTCGTGCCGGTGACGGAGAAACTCCAGCGCCGCTTTACTATCCCCAGCCTGCGCAGCATCAAATACCACGCGGGACATTTCCATCTCGCTGTCGGCCCGGCCCTTCATTTCCGCTACCTCGGCTATCGGGTCCATTATCTTCAAGCGCGCCAGTTCTGCAGGCAACATACCTGCCGCCAGTGCAAGAGATTCTCCACGCAAACCCAAGCGAGCGGCATCGTATATGCGCTCCAGCATTTCGGGCGTGGCTTTTAGCTCGCGGGCGCGGATGGGAAGGTCGCGGAACATCCGCGAAGTGTAGTGCAAAAAAAATTTTGTGCGGGGGCTCCACACACTTTCACACCTTGCGCGGGCCCTGGCCGGGGGGTCTCTGCCGCGCCCCTCCCCTCCCCGCCTGGTCGTCAGCACACTGACGATCCTCGATCCGATCATCAGCACACTGACGATCCGCACTCTGACGCTCCGGACGCTGACCATGCTGCGCCGCAGCACAGGGCCGGCAGGGTGGCGCGCAGCGCTGGTCCCTGCTCGATGCTAGTCCCCGCTGACATCGGGTGCCCGAGGGTATTAGGGGTATGAGCATCCTTGCGTCGACCCGCGATGGTCAGGGGTATTAGGGGCATCGGGGCATACCCCCCGGCCAATACCCCTCGATACCCCTCGATACCCCTCATACCCCTCCCCTTTTATTTAGCTCAACCCCCGCGACCTTTGCTAACTTATCTCCTATTCTGGGGGGTATTAGTGGCATTCATAGGGGCGCATGGGTCTGCCGCAGGGGTACACCCAACACCGCGCAGGGGTCACCATAGGAGAACGCCGAGGGGTACACGCTGACGGGCTCGGGTTAGGGAAAGCCCCTACCGATCCTGACGGCGGTTGTAAGTTTCGCGTAAGGAAAGCCGTTGATGATGCGTGTGTCGCGCCGATGGGCGGCGCGCAACAGGAGTAGAGAGATGGAAGCACGGGTAGAGATTGTGAACGTGGGCGCCGACACGGCGCGCGTAGAGCACGCAGTATTCGCCGACCTGGAGGCGGCTCACGCCTACGCTGTGGCGTACCCCGGTGCGTACTGGACTGACTTGGACGTGTCCGACGACGGCAGCGTGTCGCTGACGATTGCGATTGAATGAATAACCACGGGCCTACGGGCCCGATAAATAGGAGTAGACGATGCACCATCCAGCCTTCCCTTTTATCAACATTCCGCCGCACCTGTTCTCTTACGGGTTCACGACGCACGACGTCTATCACCACGACGCATGTGTGCGGCTGACGCGTGGCCAGTTGTCCCTGTGGGTTGACCACGAAGATCCTGAGAAGCGCGACGGTGAAGGCGCGCGATTCACGATTCACCCGCACGACGACGACCTGCAGTGTGCCGGTGTCTGGTACGAATTCGACGACCTGCCTGCGTTGTTGGCGCATTTGGATACGCTGGCCTAACGAATAACCACGGGCCTACGGGCCCGATAACGTGGAGCGAGAAAATGGAATTTGTAATGATGATTGCCTGCGTAGGCATACTGGTGGGTGTCGTCGCGTTGGCGATGTTTTTGGATTGACCCCGAGTTATAACCCCGCGAGCCGGGGTTATAGCGCGCGGTTTGCGCGATAACGACAGGAGTAGAGAGATGACGACGAAGACCCCGACAGGTTTTGTTTTCTATGACGGCCCGAGCGTGATCGACGGCGCGCCGATTATCGGCATCGCCGTGCTGCACTCGGAGAACAGCAAGACCGGAGATATGGTCCAGATTTATATTCTGCGCGCCGACATGTCCCCGTTGGATGCAATCGCATCGGGTGACGATTGGAGTATTTGCGGGGACTGTGGTCACCGGGGAAACCCGGAATTTCAGATAAAGCGCACGTGCTACGTCAACGTAGCGCAATCCGTGCAATCTGTATTTGCCGCATGGGTCCGCGGCTCATACCCTGCAGTGTCCCCGACGGCCGGCGCGCGCATGCTGGACGGTCGCACGGTTCGCATCGGGTCATATGGCGACCCTGCCGCGATCCCCGCGCGCGCGTGGTTTACGCTGGTTCGTTTTGCTGCCGGCCACACTGGATACACGCACCAGTGGCGCCGCGCGCCTGCCCTGCGGCCGCTGGTAATGGCCAGCGTCGATACCGTGCCGGAGCGCGACGTAGCGCGCGCGCTCGGGTGGCGCACGTTTCGGGTTCGCACGGCCACGCAGCCGCTTGGCGCGCGTGAAATCGTTTGCCCCGCATCGCCCGAGGGTGGCGACCGTCGGCAGTGTGTGACCTGCCGCGCCTGTGACGGCGCCGATCGGCCTGGGAAAGCCAGCGTCGCGATTGTTGTTCACGGGAAGATGGCTAAGCATTTTGCTGTGGCGTGAAAACCCGGCGCCGAAGATCGGCGCCGATAACCTGGAGTAGACGAAGATGAAAACGTTCCTGATCTTGGACCGCGCCACCGGCGCGCGGACCCTGCCGGTCGAATATCGCCCGCTGAAGGTGACCGTGGGCGACACCGAGCATACGCTCGCGTTGCACCAGTCTGCCGGATACTGGCGCGTGTCCGACCCGGTTTCCGGCGGCGGAGTCTGCGCTGTAGGCGCATGGTATCGGGGCATGCCCGTATCGTCGAAGGGTCTAGGCGTGCGCGAGGCCACTGCAGCCGCGCGTGAATCCGTGGCCAGCTTGGTCAGTCGCAATGGCGGACCCGATGCCTGGAATGCGCGCCTCGAGGCCGCGCGCAAAGCGTACGCAGGCGTCAGCCCCGCGTAAGCCTAGCCTTCGACACTACACCCGCCCCACACCGGGGCACACTGGAGAACGACGAATGACGACGACGACGACCGAAATGTCCCCCGCCCTGCGGGAAAAGCTGATCGCCAAGGGCTGGAACCCGGATAACGTGTGCTGGGGCCGCCGCGTCAGCGGCTCGCCTCACGGCATGACCCTTGAGCGCGACGGCGTGGAGCGCTATCACGCCGGCCCCTTCGTCCCCGTCCACGCCGACGGGCAGTCGGCCATTGTGCGCTGGAGCTGACCATGCACAACACCCCACTAACCCCCGCCTGCGTGGCGTTTGCCGTCGCGTTCGGCCTCGCCCTAGGCGCCTTGGTGGCGCTCGGGTTCTGACCTGAAGAGAGGAAAACCATGACGACGACGACGACGACGACGACACAAGACCGATTCCACCCGATGTGGGGTCACGTAGAAAAAGGTACTACGGTTCGCATGCGAGACGGCGCAGTTCTGACGCTATTGCCTGCCGGCCTGCGCAGCTGGAAGCTGGTTCTCGCCGATGGCGCGGTCTACGCTGATGACCTGCCGTCGGCCTGGTCCGTGACCGATGCCGTCGTCAATTACTGACGCATCCGCCGAGCCCCGCGCGCGGGGTTCTGGGATGCGCCACGGTGGCGCAGAAAACGAGGAAGACGATGCCCCCCGCCCCCAACACCCCCGCAGAGCCCCTACGCGGGCCTGTATGGCCGTTTCCTGCGCGGCTGCTGGACTACCCCAGCATGCCCCCTGGCGCGCGCCCTGTGGGCCGCGTAATCCCGCCGGCCGATGCCGAGCCGGCGCTATTCTGAGGAAAAACGAAGATGCACACCCCTGGACCCTGGTTTTATTTGGGCGACAGTCTGACGCACCGACAATTTGACGTTTATTCCCCCGGCGCAGCGCCGCGCCAGCATGTCTGCACGGTAAATAATTTGAGCGTCGAGTCTCTTTGGAAACGTGACGCAAAACAAGCGGAAGCCAACGCCCGCCTGATCGCTGCCGCCCCCCAGCTACTCAGCGCCCTGCAGCGCCTGACGCATCCCGCCGCCGACGACGACGACCTAACCTACGCGCTGGACGTTATCCGGGTCGCCACGGGTGCGCCGTGATTTTGGCGCTGTTGGCAATCCTGCTGGCCCTGTTGCTGGCAGTGATTCTGGACCTATAATCGCGCGGTCCTTCGGGACCGTTGTCTCCTCCTGTCGGCCTGGTGGCCGGCTTCGCCCCCGGATCGTGCGCCCATCGCTGCCGGGGGCGTCTTTTTCGGAGCATCGAGAATGTTCGTTCTGACCTACTGCAACCCCGGCCCGGACGCGCTGGCGCGCGGCATCGCTGCCGCCGAGCGCTATTTTCAGGACACTGGCGCCGATCCCGCCGCGGCCTGGCGCGCCGCTGAGGCGCTGGCAGTCGGCGCAGCGTATGACCGCGACGCCCTGCGGCACTGGTATTCCGCCGAGGAATGCGCGATCCTGGCCGTCTACGGTCGTTTCCGCCACGCCCCTGGCACTGCGGCGCTGGAATGGCGCGCGGAGCCGGCAGAGGCGGTTATCCCGCCTTGAACGGGTAGATTTTCGCCGCAGGCATCAGGGTTTCGAGCATGCGGCGGATTTCGCTGCGATTGCTCTGGTAGCGCTCCAGCGTGTCGGGCGAGCAAAGGATATGTTTTTTCTGCGGCAGGTCGTTGGCTTTGACCTTCCCCAGATCTAGCCAGCCGGCGTGTCCTGCCGCGACATACAGAGACTGAATGTTGATCTTGTGATCCTGCATGCCCTGCTGGAGTTCATCAATGACCGGCTGCCACGGCCCCATGATCGCCCCGGGCTTGAACACGCCGACCCGGTTACGCATCGCCTCGGCCAACAGAGCCTCCCCCGCGCTTAAGCCGCCTTCCATCATGACGGTCTTCGCGTCTGTCACTGGCGGCCGATCACCGGGACTGAAATTCGATACGTCCCGCTGCCGCAGCCAGTAGGCCACGCAGTCCAGCCCGCCGCCCTGATACCACTGCCAAAGGGCGCGAGCCTCCTGCTGCGGCAAGATGCCGGCTTCTGACCACAAAACCATCCAACGTCGGTCATCTGCCGATAACGACAGGGATACGCGCTCGTTGCTGAAACCCAGCACTGACAGTCTGTTGACTGCCGGGTAGGGGTGGCGGCCCTTCTCGTTGACCGAGAATGTCTCAGGCGGCGCCGCCAGCAGGGGTTTTAGTTTATTTTCGAGTGCGCGCCTGTCGGCTAATGCTGGCTCTCGAAGTTCGTTCAGAACCAGAACCTCGGACAGGACGTAGTAATTGAATGCCGACTGAATTTCCTCAGTCGTTACCGTTTTGACGTTCTGTCCCGTTGGGCCGCCCACCGCGTGCAGGAACGGCATCCAGAGGGTGTCTTTTCCTGACCCCTGACGGCCGCCGTGCAAGATGCCGTGATTGATTTTCACGCCGGGATTCTGTACCTTGAACGCCATCCAGTCCAAGCAATGTCGGCGCTCCTCGGGATCGGGGATCATGCGCTCTACGTGTTCCAACCACGGGCCGACGTCGCCGGGTGTCCCTGCCGGCCTGCCGTCGCGCCAGGTGTTGCCAAATTGCTCGCCGTCGTAGCCCACGAAAAGCCCGTTGCCGGGTGCGTAGATCATGCCGGCCAGCGTCCGCGCGCCCATTGCAATGCGGTTCTCGTCGTAGCTGGTGCTGGCCGTTACACGGGCATGCAGGCCGTTTGCGCCAGCGTGGATAGAGTGCATTTTGTGGTGCCGGAATGCCGCGTCGAAGGATTTGCGTTCGACCAGCTTCCTGCGGTGTAGGTCGAAGAAATCCGCGCTACTGAGCAGAAACGCAAACCGCTTGTACCAGTCTGACGGCTCAAGCGTCCCGATTTCGTCGCTATCTGGTGGCGTCGGGTCCGCTGCCGGCTGCGGCTCGGGATTCGCTGCAGGCTCGGGTGCCGGTGGCTTCCAGAGCGCAGCGCGCGGCGCGATCCACGCCCGAGCGTCGGACCACCGGGTCCAGCCGCTGTCGGCGCAGTCCCATGCGTCAGGCTGGCCGGCAGGGTCGATTACCTTGACCTCGGCCGCGATCGGCTGCAGGAGCGCCGCCAGGCGCTGCATGGCCTCGATGCCGGCCGCGTCAGCGTCAGGCCACAGCAGGATTTTCCGGTCCCGAAGGGTCTGCCAGTTCGCACGGTTCAGCGCCTGCGCGCCCCCGGGCCAAGTGCATGCGACGTATGGGCTGCCGGTCAGACCTGCCGCCGCGTCGGCGGCTTTCTCGCCCTCGACGATCAGCACCGGATCCTCGGGGCGGGCCTCGAGTTCCTGCAGCCTGTACAGCGGTCGCGGGACGGTCCACTGGCCCATGCCCCAGCCGTCGGCGGCGAAGGTCCACGGGACGATTTGCTTGCGCTCCCCGGGCGGGTCGTAGCGGGCGACGTAGCCCAATGTGTCGCCGTTGCCGTCGTAGTACGTCCAGATCTGCGACGGGTCGCCGTATATGGGATGCCTGCAGTCGTGATCTGCGGCTTCGCTGGGGACTGGTGTTATCACCGTGCGCTGCGGTTTCACTGGGCGCGCCGGCCTCGCTGGCGCTGCTGGCGTGCCGTCCAGTTGGCGGTACGCCTCGCCCAGATCGATTTCATGGATGGCGGCGTACAGGTCGATCAGATCGCCGCCCCTGTCGCCAGTAGCGAAGTCGGCCCAACGACCCGAGAGGAGGTTCACCGAGCAGGAATCGCCCTCGCCGCCGGCCAGGTCGCCGCAGACCCACTCGTGGCCCCTCCTGCGTCCGCCTGCGAGCCACTGGGGGACCAGCGTGTCGGCGCTGATAAGCAGGCGCTGCGCAAGCGCTGAGAAGTCAAGTTTTGTGTTCATATTGTCCCCCACTGATCTACCATCGCTGCGGCGATGCCGCTATATGTTGTGCTGCGGATCTTCCAACGATCCGGCGACGGCGAAAGTCTGTTCTGGCCGCTGTCGGTCTGGTTGCCCCAGCGCTTCCGTCCGTTGACGATGCGTGGCTCTACGATCTGCGTCGGCCGCAATGGCGGCAAATTCTGCAACCACAGGCAGGTTTTCTTCGACGCATCGTGCCCGAACATCCACGGCTGGATGATCTGCTCAGGCTTGCGAATCCATGTGCTAATCATGCTGACCGGGTTCTCAACGGCAATGCGCCGAATCGGTGCATCCATCAGTATGTGTACGAACGTCAGCGCATCGTGAGTCAGTTGCTCATCACGCAACCCGCGCCGCGTCCAGTGCATGCCACTGACACTCAGGTACGTGCAGGGCGGGTGCGCGATCATCAGATCCCAGCCGTCGCGCAATATCTCTTGCACATCGCCTTGATAGTGCGGCCCCGGCGCATCTGTCGGCAGCAGATCGCACGACATCGCATCGTGCCCGCGCGCGCGGAAAGCATCGCGCACGGTGCCGCTGTATTCGCAGGCTACTAATACTCTCATTGCTTCCCCTCCAAAACCGCCGGATCAATCACCTCGGCGCCCGGTATCCTGCCGGCCTGCGCCTCCCGCGTCCGAGCCCGGATCCGCTCCTCGGCGCGGAACCGCTCCGCGTGCGTGACCGTGGCCAAGATGTCAATCATGGAGACCTCGAGACACCGCAGCGCCGCCAGCTCCCCGGCCCGCACCGCCCGCGTCCCCGTCGCCTGCTGCCGGCGTATGATCTCTGCGCACGCTGCCTGCGCGTCTGCGATCACGCCGTCAGGATCGGACGCCAAGCCCATGCGGCAGAGTTCCTCCGCCAGATTCACGGCGTCGAAGATCGTGCCCCACTGCTGGCGCTGGGCTTTTCCACGGGCCACGGAGTCGAGTGCGTCGTACATCTGAAGCGCCCAGACGGTGCGGTCGTCGCGGCTGAGCAGGGCGGCGCCCGTGATGGCGACGAGGTGGGCGGTCGGGTTGATGCCTCGAGGGCGGTAGCTGCTGCGTTTGCGGGTCATGCATCCCCCAGCAGCCGCTGCGCGTCCTCGACACTGCGGCAAACCCCCGCCACGCCCCCGGCCTGCCGGATCGTGGCGAGGAATTCCTCCTGCCCGGGGCGCATCCTGCCGGTGCGCGACTTGACCTCGATGGCCAGCGTCCGCCCGTCGCGCAGAACGCCCATGATGTCGCTCATGCCCTTGGCGGTGTTCGCCCGGATGTACCGGGTCGAGCCGTCCCGGTTGCGCTCCGCGAAGGTGCCGCTGTTTTGCCGCCAGTGGCTGGCAACCTTCGGGTGATGCCGCAGCAGCGCCAAGATCGCCCTCAGGATCTGCGCCTCTGACGGCTCGCCGCTGGGCTTCGCTGGTGCTCGGCGCTTCGGCTCTGGCGGGATGTCGATCTCCCGCACCGGCTTGCCCGCCAGCGCGGCGTACAGCGCCTCGGATTTCTGATTGGCGAGCATGACCTCGCGCAGGGTTTTGCGGCCCCTCATCGCTTCGCCCCTTGCGCGGCGCACCGCGCCGCATAGGCCCAAACTGACGGCGCCTGCTCATACGCCTGCCGAGCGGTCACGCCTACCTCCGCTTGGCGCGTCGCCCGATACCAGACATTGTTTTTGTTGATCGCGTCCGCGACCACGAAACCGGCTTGCTTCAGATGCAACAAGTATCGGTTTGCTGCGTTCTTCTGCACGCCCAAGTGGGCAGCCACGTTTGCCGTCGTCACCGGCTGGTGGGTCATGACGATGTGTAGTGCGTCGCGTTGTCGGGGGGTCACGCTGTCCTCCTGTCGGGGCCGCAAGTGTCAACCCGCCGACTGCCGGCAGTCAACCGGCGCAAAATGACCCCGCAATTCTGTCAACAATAGGCGCAGAGCGGCACAACGTGGCATGATGCGTCGGCGCCGATGCGAGCGCGACACAGGAGTCCAGACAATGTACACGACAACCTACGGCCCGGGCGATGAAGCCACGTGGCCCGCATACCCTCCCGGCTACAACGGAGACCACCCGAACGAAGCCGAGGCCCGCGACCACCTGCTGGCCTGCCCAGCAGACTGGCAACTGTGGCTCAGCGTCGTCAGCCAAGCCCGCGAGGGTGCCGCGTTCGACACGGCGAACGTCCGCGAGGAAGACATGGCCTCGGCTCACGCAGACGTCCTGTTGGCGTGCCTGTTCGCCGGTACACGGGCGCAGGCTGATGCGGCGCGGTTCGAGTTGCAGGCGCGCTTCTTGGCGCACAACGAGCACCGGGTGCAGCAGATCGCAGACGCGATGTTCGCCTGCAGCGAGCCTGAGTTCTATGACGATTTCTGAGGAGCGGACATGTTCACCAACATGAGTTTTCACGGCATCGTCGGTGTAGTTGCCACGAAGCGCACCAGTGCCAACAGCCACACTTGGCGGCACATCATCCTGACCGATTCCGAGGGGAACGAGGTCAGGATCGCGTTGTTTCCTGCCAGCGAGGGCAAGCCCGAGCAAATTTCAATTATTGACGAGGAGCGGCAAGGCTAGGTCCGGTATGGCGAGGCTCTGCGTGGCTTGGCTGTGCTCGGTTGGGCGGTGCGGGGTGCGGCTAGGCAAGGCAAGGGCTGCGAATGCAGCGGGTAGGGCGGCGTGCCGCCTCTCCCGGTGCTGTTGCACCGACGGAATCAGGCTAGGCGCGGCAGGGCTTGGTTCGGCCAGGCGGGGCTGGGTCCGGCAGGGCAAGGGCTGTTTACAGCGGGCAGCGCGTCTGTGGCGCGTTACCCGGTGGCAACACCAACGAGGCTAGGCTTTGCGCGGCAAGGCAGGGCACGGCATAGCTCGGCGCGGCAAGGGCGCGATTGCGCATCATCATCAACTGGAGCAACGAAATGAAGCAATACGAAATCGAGATCGTCGGCGACACGCCGCTTCTCATGCATCAGGACAACATCGAATGGTCCGACATGATGGACGAATGGAAGGCCGATGCGGCCAACAAGAAGATCAGC